GACTCCAGATATGGCTCGCGCTAGGCAGTTAGCTCATGATGCCGTTACGATTTCACCTTCTGAGGAGGCGCGATCGGCTCGTGAGGATTTAGCACTTTTTGGGGAATTAGTTCTCGGCTTGCCTCCTGCCGATCATCATAAAGAGTGGATTGATGCAATTGTTACTGACCAAAATTCTACAGTTTTATCTCGCGTTGCTGGGGATAATTTAAGAATCTGTGCGCCGCGTGGGTCTGGGAAAACATTATGGATTTCTGTCGCGTTAGCTTGGATCATTGGTCATAATCCACATATTAGAATTATTCTTGTTTCATATTCGGAAGATGTTGCGTTAAGTGTCTCAGTTGCGATTAAGTCAATCATCGAATCGGAGACTTATCAACAGGTGTTTCCTTATATTCGTCCCTCTCACCGTTGGCGCGATCGGTATTGGTCGATTAATAGAAAGTTAGCTGGTGTTTATGGAATTATTAAAGATAGCACTTTAGCGGCGGTGGGAATGAGTGGCGCGATCGCCAGCCGTCGATCTGATCTGATTTGCATTGATGATCCGATCAAGAGTTCTAAGGATATTCGGAATCCTGTGGTTAGAAAGTCGATGGTTGTTTGGTGGTCTGAAGTTCTGCTCCCGACGCTGGTTCCTGGGGGGCGTGTTATTTGTCCAGCGACAAGGTATCGGGTTGATGACATTCACGGTACAACTTTCACCGAGGATAACGAGTGGCGTGTTATTACCCATAAAGCGATTATTGAAGATGAGGACGGCGAAAAAAGTTTTTGGGAAGATTACATGAGTTTGGATTTTCTTCTTAAGAAGCGAGAGGATAATCCTTCTACTTTTTCATCTCAGTATCAACAAGAGCCGCAATCTGAAGAAGCACAGATTATTAAACCTGACTGGATTAAGCGCGATCGAGTTCCTGCTAAGTTTGAAGAGATTGCAATCGGTGTGGATTTGGCAGCTTCTAAGAAAGAGGAGGGTGATTATTCTGCTATTGTTGTTGTTGGTCGTCGTGATGATAAGTATTATGTTATTGGAGTTAGTCGGGGGCGGTGGTCGCTTCATGAGTTAGTTAAAAAGTTATTAGTCCAGCACGTCTACTGGTCAGACTATACTAATAAGTTAACCTTTCAGATTGAGTCGGTTGCTTATCAATCTTCTTTCATTCCAGAGTTTAAGCGGCAGTCAAAAGCTGAGGGGGTTTCGGTTCGGGCTGAGGCTGCGACACAGAGACAGGGAGATAAGGAGCAAAGATTGTTTGGGGTTAGTGGATTGTTTGAGGATGGTGATGTAATTTTTAGTAGCGCGATCGCTTCGGGTTGGCTCGTTGAGGAGTTGGTTAAGTTTGGTTTTTGTGAGCATGATGATGGCGCTGATGCGCTGGTTTATGCTCTCCAGAAATTTTTTGTTAAAAGCCGTCGTAAAATTGAGGGTGGGGGGTATAGTTAATGGCTAAATTCAACGATATTATTCAGGGTAAAGGGCTTTCGCCTTTGCCATTAAAGCATCTCCAACAGATTGGTTTGTTTTTGTGGCGTAAAGGGATTGAGCTTCGCATCATTGATGATTGTGAGCATACACCTGAGCGTCAAGCCTTTCTTGATAACTTGTGGCATAAAAATCAGATTTCTCTTTACCTTGATGATATCTGGAGGCGGGGCGCTCGATCGGGTGAGATTCTTTTGTATATGCGCCCGTGGGGAAATGGTTACACGCTTCTTTATTATGATGCTTCGCAGTTCACTCCTTATTATGACGATAATAATGAACTTCAGCGTGTTGTCATTCGCAGTGTAGAGATTGATGGCGAGGAAGAAATTAATGTTACGACTGAATTGAGGCGCGATCGAGTTGAGGTGTGGCGTGGTGAGTCAACTAATGTTGATCCCGATTTTTCTATGACTAATCCTTATGGCTTTGTTCCTGCCGTTGTTATTCAGAATATTCCTCGTCAGGGTGGGCGTGGTTACAATGAGTTTTATTTTTTGGAGTCACCCATTGAACAGCATGATTGGTTTATCGATCAGGTTGCTGGGAATGTTGAGTTTTTCGGAGGGCCACTATTTTATTCATCTCGATCGCGGTCGGAATTAATCGAGGCTGGCTTATCTAAAATTCAAAACTCGATCGCTGAGCAACAGGGTTTCGGATATTATCGTCAGAAGGAAAGATTAAAAGTTAAGCAGATTGTTGCTGGTCTTGAGGAGGGTGAGCAAATTGGGTTTGTTACACCTGAGCCGATTGATAGTGAGTCGTTGAATTTTATTCAGAAATACGAATCTGATATTGTTGACGCGTTGGGTGGTTCTTCGGTTTCTTCTGGTCAGTTTGTTACGAGCAGTTCGCTTTCTCAAACTTTTGCTATCCCATTGGCAACGGCTGCTAAACGGGCTAACAGTTACATTACTTATGGGTTAGCTAAAATTTATCAGTTGGCTTTAGAGATGGCGGTACAAGATGGGTTCATTCCTGCTGATGCACCACCTCGTTTGTATTGGCGATATACTGGTGATATCTTTCCCGATACTGCTCAAAATCAGCTTACCAAGTCGATCGTTTCTCGAAATCTTATTAGGTTGGGCGTGAATCTTTTTGATGCGATTCAGCATATTTTTCCTGATAAATCTAGGGAGGAAATTGAATCATTGCTTGATAATGGATTCGCTTACGAACTTCTTAATGGGGTTTCTCAGGTTGGTGCTAAATTCGATATTGAGTCAAGTCCAGAATTATTTGATAAATTGAAAGAGATCATTTTTCAGGAGGTAGATAATGCCAGAGGAGAATCAGGAGAATCAGGAGAATCAGCAGAATAACCAGAGTCCTATTCCTGTTGATGGTGTTAAGAATAATGGCGATTTATTTGGATTTCTTGAAAGGATGTTAACGCCTATTGTTAGTGTGGGTCAGAAGTCTGAGAATAAAACTTCTGATGCTGATGAAACGATTGCTAAGTTGCAAGCTGAAATTGAAGAATTAAAAAGCGCGATCGAAACTTCTAAGTCTAGTGAGTCTAGTGAGTCTAAAACTCCTGCTCAGACTGAGGATGAAACTTCTGAGTCCAGTGAGTCCAGTCAGCAGAATGAGGCTGAGAAAGAACTTGTAACTCCAGCTTTTCCACAGCCACGCGGTGAGGGTGGTGAGTTTAAATCTTATCGAGAGAAATATGAAGAATTGGTGTTAAAAAGTCCTCGGAAGGCTGCTAAGTATTTTCAGGAAAATGGGGTTAAAATTTTAGAAGGGGTGAGATTCTTTGGGGAATAATAATTTATGGCTTTAACATTACGCGATCCAAATTTGTTTTTTAATGCGCTTCAATCAATGATGTTGGTTGAGCCAGTTCCGAATTATGTTTTCGATCAGATTGCTGAGAAAGAAATTAGATTTGGTGCTGGTGAAGGGGATACAGTACAGCTAAATCGTTATCCTGTTTTTGGTGAGGTGGGTTTAACTTTGACGGCTCGTAAACTTACTGAGCAACAGACAATTGGGACGGCTAACCCGATTAAGCAGGATACTGAGTCGGTGACAATTGTTCTTGAGGAGTATTCGGGCCCTTACAATGATTCTGAAAGTCAGGTCGCACCATTGGGCTTGACTGAGAAGGTTGCACGACAAGCTGAGGCGAAACTGATTGATACTGGTGACCCGACTAGCTTTTTTAATTCTATTGGTGGTCGATCGCTAAAGGATGATCATGATCGGTGGCATGATCGGGTCTTGCAAAATTTGCTTGATGAGACTACTAATGAATGGAATCCTGATGATGTTCCTGATGGTAGTACCGCAACGACTGGCGAGGGTTCAAAGATTGACACTGAAGATTTGCAGGGGATTAAGGAAACGCTTGAGCTTAATAATGCTCCCACTGATTCTGATGGGCTTTACTGGGCGTTTGTTTCTCCTCGGATGGATAAGCATCTTCGTCAAGATACTGATTTTAAAGAAGCCATGCACTATGCTGATCCACAGAAGTTAGTTCGTGGTGAAATGGGAGTGTATGAGGGATTCAGGTTCATTAAGTCAACTAATATGACTACCGAAACGATTAACTCTCTTGATGCTTACAAGGGATTTTTTTTAGGACCAGGCGCGATCGGATATGGCGAGGGTGATTTGCCTTTGGAGATTCGCATGAATAAGAATGATGATTATGAGCGGTTCATGTATTTGGTCTGGCTAGTCTTTCGGGGGTATGCCTTACTTGATGATCGCTTTGTTGTTGAAGCTCGGACTTATGCAAGTTAGGAGGGTTTATGGGTGTTATTCGTGCTGGTAATTTTGTTAACCCTGCGGTGAGTGGGGAGACTGAGGTTTGTCTTATTG